AATGGGTGTCGGGCCGGTTAGCGCAGCGTTAGGGTCGGTAGCCAATCTGTTCAGCAGCAAGATGCTGATGAAATATCAGTATAAGCTGAACAGAAAACTACGACGTCGCGGCTACCAAGACACCATGTTCAGCATGCGCGAGGCGGGGCTTAACCCGATCCTCGCATACAAAACGGGAGCCGTAACCAGTGGAGGAGTGGGACTGGCTCAAACCCCCGACTTCGGGGGAAACATTGCAAAAGGCTTGCAAGCAGACGCTGCAAGCAGTCAGGCAAGTTCAGCAAAAAGTCTACGACGAGCACAACAAGACGCGGCAGACGCACAAAGAGAGATGTTCAAGTCCCAAGGAGGCCTTGCCGACGCAAATGCCACTGGCGTTAACCTCGAGAACGTTAAGCGAGCAATCCAAGCAGACTACTGGCGAACTACCGAAGGGGGGATTGCAATTAGAGGACGTGAAATCGGCGGTATCTATGGTCCGCCGGCTGCGGCAGTTACTACAGGCGCGCGCGCCTTCCAAAGACACCTCGGAGAGAGTCTCCAGAGGTACGAAAAAAACATCAAACGATCCGTGCATCGGAACTGGGTCAGAAGACCCGACGGATCAATCGGTCCCCCACGCAGGTGAGTTTCACCGCGTGGCATTTAGGACTCATCACTAGGGAGGAACTGATGACGTACGTGCGAGTCGGAGACGAGCGACACCGATTCCAGACTCCGGTAGGAGAACACTCAAAAACAAAGCAGTCCTTCACAGAGGAGTGCGACATCAACAACATCGTCCGGAGATACCGGACGACAGGACAAATGCAGGCCACCGCTCGAACGCCGACATACGGCGACTTCTCAATGGCGGAGGACCTGCACACAGCAATGAACCTCACAATGGAGGCACAGGACGAATTCGACAAGCTACCGTCAGCGGTGCGGAACCTGTGCAACAACAACCCAGAGACGCTCCTCCGGGCGCTAGCCGATGAGGACGCGACAGCCGAGCTCTACGATGCCGGCCTCCCCATGTCAGACGACTACGTCAGACCAGAACAGCAAAAGGAAGTTCCCGAGCCCTCGCAAGAGGATGGGCTCGTGGAATCTTCCGAGGGCGAATAGCCCCAAACTTATCAGCCACTCGCTGTAATAAGTAGGACTGACCAAACCCCCAGAAGGAGAAATTCAATGGCCTACGGCCGAAAACGAATGTCCCGTGGGAAAAGCCGCCGGAACTTCCGGCGTGGATCCCGCTCAAAAAGCAAGAATATGCGGGCTCGCCCGATGAGAGGCGGCTGGCGCCTCTAGTGGCCTGTACAAGACCCCTGAAAGGGTTCGCGGCACCCGACGGCAAAATCTCATTCAAAGACGCTACGTACTCCCGGGGCTTCCGGAAGCCTTCCGTGGTAGTCAAATGCGGACAATGCCTCGGGTGCCGTATGGAGAAAAAGCAATCCTGGGGAATTCGTGCGACGCACGAAGCCCAAATGCACACGGAGAACTCCTTCCTAACGCTAACATACGACGATAAACATCTGGCAAAGAACACGGTCGATGTCCGCCATTGGCAACTCTTCGCAAAAAAACTTCGGAACGAGATGGGACCGTTCAGGTTCCTACACTGCGGAGAGTATGGCGAGAAGAATAAGCGGGCTCACTACCACGCGGTCATATTCGGACACGACTTTCACCGCGATCGGGTATACCTCAAGACTCACAAGGGGAATCCACTGTGGACGTCTCCAACCTTGCAAAAATTGTGGGAACATGGTTTTTCAACCATTGGATCGGTTACCTTCGATTCATCGGCATACGTCGCAGGCTACTGCGTAAAGAAACTAACAGGGCAGAGAGCGCGAGAAGAGTACGAGAGGCTCGACAAAAAGACCGGGGAATTGTGGGAGGCGAAGCCCCCGTACGCGACGATGTCGCGAAACCCCGGACTCGGAAATAGCTGGTACAAAAAATTCCACGACGACGTCTATCCAGACGACTTCGTCGTAATCAAGGGGGTAAAGTTCAGGCCACCAGCATACTATGACAGTATGCTGGAAAAAGAGGACCCACATCTGTGGGCGTCAATCCAAGAGAAACGTAAAAAGGTAGTCCGGGACAACCCGGACTACCAACAAGAAGCGAGATTAAAAGCAAAGGAGGACGTGCTAAGAGCAAAAACTAACATATACTCACCTAGGCCCCTCTGAGCTCAGGACCAAAACTCATGTAGATAAGGAGAGTACGACTAAGACAAAAACACTATAATTAGGTGAACAAACAAGATCAAACAAACTCAAAGGGCCCGGCAGCGAAGCGGGCCGAGTAACAGAGTAAAAAAAGGGAGTAAATAAGAAAATGAAATCAGTCCTCCTACCTACCTTCTGCGTGTTCGATGAGAAAGCGGAGCTGTACAATTCATCATTCACTGCTATGAATAGAGCAGTGGCTCATCGACAGTTCGAAACGGCGGTCCTCCAAGAGGGCCACGAATTCAACCTGCACGCAGAAGACTACTCGCTATGGGAGACGGGAACCTTCGACCCAGACACAGGTATCAACCTGGACAACGGACAGCACAGCAACGTTGTCAATGCCCATCACGTCATCATGAAACACAATAACTCTCAATATGGAGCACAAGCCAGTGGCTAAGACTCGAGCAGGGCGAAGAGCAAACGTAGACGGGCAACACAGCTTCGCGATGATTCCGAGCGTAAGCACACCCCGCTCGGTGTTCAACCGATCATGCGGGGTAAAAACAACATTCGATGGGGGGCAACTCATCCCCATCTTCGTGGACGAAGCCTTACCTGGCGACACCATGCGTATGGAAATGGTGATCTTCGCACGCATGGCAACACCTCTCCATCCGATCATGGACAATCTCTATCTGGATGTCTTCTTCTTCGCCGTCCCACTGAGGATTCTGTGGGACAACTTCCGGAAGTTTATGGGCGAGCAGACAAATCCAGCAGACTCAACAGACTTCACAATCCCTACCGTAACGGCCCCCGATCCTATCGGGTGGCCGGAGGCAAGCCTAGCCGATTACTTCGGCATACCTACGTTAGTTCCAGGGCTTGTGACCTCAGCGTTATATCATCGCTGCTACGGAAAAATTTGGGATGAATGGTTCCGGGATGAAAATTTACAGGACTCGTGGGATATGCCCACGGATAACGGCCCGGACGCCAACAATCTAATCAGTATCTACCCCCGCGGTAAGCGGCACGACTATTTTACGTCGTGCTTGCCATTCCCGGTCAAGGGGGATCCAGTAACGTTATCGTTACTAAGTTCGGCACCAGTGGTGACCGACGACACATCGATGAGCGTGCAGAAGGCAGCAGGAAGTAGCTCAGCCTTCCTTAAGGGCAATGTGGCAACGGCCTTCTTCGACCCGGCTTTGCCGGTCGGCTCATCGGAACTTCACTGGGTGAACGCTGGTCTGAAAGCAGACCTAACATTGACAACGGGAGCGTCAATAAATGCAATCCGGGAAGCGTTCCAAATCCAAAAACTCCAAGAGAGAGACGCTCGCGGAGGTACTCGGTATACCGAGATCATTCGATCTCACTTCGGCGTTGTATCGCCTGATGCTCGCTTGCAGAGACCTGAATATCTCGGAGGAGGAAGCACACCTGTTAATATCAGTGTTGTTCCGCAAACCAGTCAAGGAGATACAACAGCACAAGGAAACCTAGCAGGGTACGCGGTCGCAGCCGGCCGTATGCGCGGTTGGAATAAGTCATTCACCGAGCATTGTATCATCATGGGTCTGGTCTCCGTAAGGGCAGACCTCAACTATCAACAGGGCCTACCGAAGCAATTCTCACGATCAACACGCTTCGATTTCTACTGGCCCAGCTTCAGTCACCTAGGCGAGCAGGCGGTGCTGAACCAAGAGATATTCGCTCAGGGGACCGACGATCCGGCCGCGGATGCGGCCACGTTCGGTTTCCAGGAAAGGTACGCGGAATATCGCTATAAGCCGAGCCAAATTACCGGCAGGATGCGGTCTAACTTTCCGCAATCATTGGACACTTGGCATCTAGCCCAAGACTTCCTATCACTACCCCTGCTGAACGATGCGTTCATGCAGGACGACCCACCGATCTTCAGAGTATCTGCAGTTCCCTCAGAGCCGGAGTTCCTCTTCGACGCGTCATTCGACTATCGCTGCGTTAGAGCGATGCCGACTTACGGCGTCCCCGGCATGATCGATCACTTCTAATGGGTGTCGGGCCGGTTAGCGCAGCGTTAGGGTCGGTAGCCAATCTGTTCAGCAGCAAGATGCTGATGAAATATCAGTATAAGCTGAACAGAAAACTACGACGTCGCGGCTACCAAGACACCATGTTCAGCATGCGCGAGGC